GTGGCCCCCTCCCCCAGTGCTCCCACCGTTGATATGGATAAGAGTCATCATGAAGATTCTCTTATTAAAGCTATAGATAGTTATTTTGTAAAAGCTTTTGGTGAGGGAGATGAGGGGGATGTAGATTCAGATTACACATTAACGTCCTTTACTGGCGTGGATACAGGTGGTACGTCAAATGCTGGGGCACCTGTGTTTGGTAATAGTGGGATTGGGCCAGGCTCTGGTATATCGGATATTGGGTCAGGTACTGATGCCGCAACGGGTGGAACAGCCCCTACGTTCAATGAGAATCAGGGTACTTGGGACGAGGGCGGTACTGATCCCGGGGCGTGGGGTGTCAGGTCCATACAAGGGACTACGACTGCCCCCACTGCTGGAATCGGCACAGGTTCTGGTGTATCGGATCTTGGGGCAGGTACTGGTCCCATGGACGTAGTTCAGACTGTGACTCCTGGGGCGGTGGAACAGCCAGATCAAGGAGTTCTAGTCGAAGACAGATTTGGAGTTGCCACAGACGATCAAATCGGGGCAGATTTGATTACTGGCCCTTCTGGAGTTGTTACAGACGATCAAATTGCAGTAATAACACCTAAGGGCCCTACAGGGACTACGGGTACGACAACTACTGGTGGCAGTATTGTGGGTGCTGGCGATGGACAAGGTGGAATGAGCAACACTGGCACACAGACCATAACGACTGGAACCTACACTGGCACACACGATGTTACTCTTCCGGTTGATACTGGACCAACAGTTGCTGAGTTTAATGCTCCAGATACAGAGACTTCAGAAGCAGCTAGTGCTGCTTGTGCGGATTGAGTAGCTAAAAGTAGTGCCGCCGTTGGCGGCACGAAGAATACACTCCCATGTCCTCACCATGAAAATGGCAGTATAGGGGAGATAGATAACTACTTGTCACGGTATGGATAAAGGGTTAGGATGTTCAAAATAGTGAAGGTAAGGGGATTGTGGGAATTATGACTCTAGTTGGTAAGGTTAAGAGATCAAAAGGCATACAGGAAGTCGAAGAGAAACGAAAACTTAACATAGCCTGGATTCTTGCAAATCGGGAAGATTTGTTGGAGAACTATCCCAATCGTTGGATAGCAGTAGATGATGAGTCAATAAGATTGGTGGATACGGATTTTTCCATGCTGTATCGTAATATGAGAAATCGTGGATTAAACGATTCATTGGTTTATTACTATGCTGTTGCGTTGGATCCGCCCCCAATATTGGTAACCCCAGTGGAGATGGAATATGACTGGTCAGAAAAAGCAGGGTGGTACAGTTGATCGGACATTTCTTCAGGGATTGGACCTAATTTTAGGGTCTCTTATCCAGAAGAACGAGGATCAACCAGGAGTGAGCGGAACTGATGTTGTACTATCTGTGCCTGAAAATGGAAATGGGGCAATAGATAAGCAAAAAGAGTCTACAAAACGTTTTGAAGGGACGGCATCCTTGTCAGAACCTGATAAACCTGAAGCAGATTCTCTTGGGATTGCTACTGATCTGGGGGACAAGACCAATCTTCCTCCTGAGATGGGCCGTAAAGGCGATAAGGGTAGTGAAGGTCTTATCGATGATGGTTCCATAGCGGAACCTATGTTGCGTCGTCGTGATGTTAGGAAATCTGTATTGGGGGATATAGATAGAGGTGTCGATCTTTTTAAATTGTGGGCCAATGTAGATAAGATCATAGAGAAATCTCTAGATTACTCTCCTCACGTATCCGATGTAGATATTTTGAAATCATTTGAACTGTGTGAATGCACTAAAACTGAGGATATAATCGAATCAACTCTTGTCTATAAGATGCTTACGGATAGAGGGAACCGACCTTCTATTGAGTGGTGGAATGAGTGTGTTACGTTTGCAAAGAGTGTAGAGGGCATGGAAGAACCCGCATTTTTTGCGGCTTTTATGTATTACGAGCCGGATGATTTCAATCCTGAGCATTTTATGAAGGGATTGAACGATACCGGGGGCACTCCGATGACCTCTGGACGTGGGGTATCTCATGACACTGAAATTGATGAAAATATAGGGGCGGCGGGTGGTCAGGCTATAGATGGCCTAGGCATGTCTAATGATGGTGACGATGATAATGAGATGCAGAAGAATGGTGGCGGCGGTGGCGTGTCAACAACATCTCCTAAAGTTACATTCTGTAGTCACGATGGTAAAAATTTTGGGGAAGAGTGTGATTGCCCAAACCATGAAAGCCCTTTACATAAGGGTTGAACGTAGTTTCGCTTCGACGTGATCGAAGTGGAGAGAATATGACACAAGAACTACTTAAACATGTCGATGAGATGATTGACGCTGTCGTTGTCTCTGAGCTTGGATTTTTTCAAGACGAGAATTACACTATTGATCTCTCTGTGAAGACTGAAAATGGTGAAGATTCTTTTTTTATGCGTCGAAATGGGGCTGTTCTCTATGCTGGCCCTGATGGGGCAAAGGCTGCTTCTCAGTTTTACTCTCAGATAGCTCAGGTCCATGAAGATGATCAAAATGGAGCAGACCCGGATTTTGCGACTCTCAGAGAAATTTTAGAGGCTCGAAATCAACACGTTAAAGAGGCTCTGCAACAACTCGGTCATAAAGATCTGGCTCGGTCTCTGAGTAACCTTACCTTTAAATCTATTGATGATGCTTGGCATGACATATTCTTTTCTCCTGACACTACTGAGGAAATTATCAAGGGAAATAAAATAGAGAAGATTGCTCCCTTGGCGGCCCTTGGGCTGGGGGCTGCGGCAGTAGGCGCTGAAGTTGTGGGAGGTATAGTTGACGCTGCTGTATCTGTTCCGACAGAAGAGGACACTGATAAATCTGTTTCGGACAATCTCATCTACACTGAAGATGACCGTCCTAGAGATGTAAAAAATTTAGAGAGTCCCTCTAATTTTGATGAATCTTCCAGTAAGCCCAATATTATTATGCGTCAGGAGCTTGAAAATACTTCTGAATATCGGGGAGTATTCTTTTTCATTAAGAATTCTTTTGAAGAGCTTCTCTTTGTAAAACGCACGGGCGCTCCATATTGGGAGCTTCCGGGGGGGTTAAAGAAGGAGGACGAATCTCTTAGAGATGCATTGAAACGTCAGATTGCCTTGTTGAATTTAAAGGCACAGAAAGCTAAACAGCTTGGCTCTGTCAGTATGGGTGAAGGCCATGTAAGTGGGATGATCTTTGCTGTATCCGTGTCCGGTCAGATAGTTCTTCCCGATAAATATGAGTCACTCACATGGGTGCCTGCGGGAAGCCTAGCGAATGTGCCATTGTCTCCTGATTACCTCGTGGATGAATTAAAGGAGATGATCACTACATCGATGGAGGATGTTGAGAGTAAGCTCTACTTGTCCACCGGTATTAGCAATGATATTTATAAACAGCGAGATATATCTGATCTGGGGGATCATTTACAATCCGTTGGAGAGGCTTATATTCCTCCGGGAGTTAGAGGAGGCAGTGGTCAGTCCAGGGAGATTGGAGATAACTTAAAACATCTTCGTAATCAGGTAGGTCTTAGGCACTATGAGGAATCAAAAGGGGTAGAGCACTATCCTCTTTCTTCACCCCCTAATACAAGTCCCGAAGAAGAAATGGAAGATCCCGGTGACTTACACGTGGAAGAAGGCAACCCTTATATACATAAGAGTTGGGATGGCCTCAGGCAATCGGTAAATGGAGAATCTCCTATATGGGGCACAGATACTGATAGCGCCTATGTTGAGAAGTTTGACACTCAGGGATGGGATCCCGGCCACCCCGAAACCATAAACGATAGCCGTATGCAGCCCAGAGGTATCCCTCAGGAGCGGCTGAGTGAGCGTATCGAGAAGGGTGAAGATGAGGGAGTAGGAGCTAAAAGAACACTTATAAAGATTAATGAGTATTCTAAAAAACTTATAGACCTTTTAAGAGACAATGAGGAATTAGATTTTTGGATTCTCGATAAGATTTCTCGCACAGGCTCCTATATGAGTGACATCTACCACCATCTGGCTGACTCTAGGAGTCTTGATCTTCAGCAGAAAGCATACCCTTTTACGGTAAACAGGCCAGAAGATGAGCAAAAGCCGATTTCTGCTGAGAGTGAGGAAGGGGAGCCTGGACAAGAGGCTCTTTCCAGCGCTGAGACGGTAGGATCTCAAGCTTTTAGTTCTGGGGCGGTAATAGATTTACCAGAAACTATGGATGCTGAAATAGGCGTTCAACCTCATGCTGCACAGGGGGCGGGAGCGGAAGGCGTTGAGGGAGGTGGAGATGGCAGCATTGATATAATTCCAACTCCAGATGCTTCTATAAATACTGATGAAGCCGAGAAGGCTTCGGAATATGATTCAAGCTTGAAGTCCCTTCGAAAGAAAGACCCACTAGTCAGAAAAGACACTGTTGGATCATATGATGATCACCACCATGATAGGTTATCTCAAGTAAATAGCTTTGAATCCAGGTTGGTTGAATTGAAAGAAGGAGGAGGAGATGGTGGTGGAGGGGGCAGTTTTGGTGGGGATGGCGGAGGCAGTGGAACTGCTATGACCTCTGACGGCACTCATACTGCTACTTATGGTGGTGGGGGCACTGCTCAAGCATATGATAGTTCTCTAAAGCCTAAAGCTTCCGAAGCTTTTAAGGGTTCTGGTCTAGGTAAGTCTGATTTAGATGACGAAGATGAGCCTACGGAGAATGTGGCTGAGACTGTAGACAATAGCTTGGAGAAAAATGCTGAGGTTTATGGAACCACGGAAGGAATGTCCCAGTTACCCGCCCCAGACTTGCCTGAACTTGGTCGGACTAAAGATGCTAAAAGAGCTAATTCAACAGATAGACATAGGCCCGGCGATTCAGAATCTAGGAGAAGGACGGACGGCAGGGGTGTTCGAAATGAGCCACTGCCTCTTGAGCAAGAACCGTTAGGCGATGATGTGTCTAACCTAGTCATTGCTGAGCGTGAGGATACTTATAAGCCATCAGAGATTGACGAGACGGCAGCAAATGAAATTGTCCGAAGAAAATTCATAGATGAGGATACTCATAGAATTCGGATTAATGATATGGCTGCGGAACAATATACTAACCTATCTTCCGATACTAGTCCCACTTCTGGAAATCAGATAGGTGACGCTGTTTCGGGTGTTATATCGACATTGCTTTCTCCCATGCTGGCAAAAAGTGGAGATGATCCCAGTAATATAGATATGGGTCTTATGAAAGTCTTGATTCCAGATGGAATTAAGAAACAGACCGATTTCATGGATACTGAGAATACTCTGGTTGTTGCCGGATGGGGAAACTATTATGTTATCGATCAAGAGGGGCATAGAATTGGCCTAGAGGGCATGAGACGAGCTTTAGAGGAATTCTTGAGGCGTCCTGAATACGCCAATGTGAATATTTTCCATTCTGGGATACAGGTTGGTCAAATTCTTCCTGAATTCACTGATGAGAACGGAAAGACCTGGAAAACGGAAATTAGGCCAGAGGGTATGTTCGTAGTGGCGGCTCTTAGAAGTGATCTTGAGGTTTCTCGTAAGGCCATGAGAGAGATCATGAAGGGCACTTTGAGGGGATTCAGTATTGCTGGCAACGCTAAAGATAAAGAGTTGAAATGTGATCATGGTAAATGCTGGACCGAGGTTACGGATATGGAAATGTATGAAGTTACCTTGTGTGTTCAGCCTATGAATCAAAATTCCTATATAACCGACATTCTTCAAATGCCAGACGCTCAGGTGTGTCCTGATTGTTACGAAGGTGTTCAAGTTGAGTATGATTCTAACCTCAATATTCAGGGGGTTCGTATTTAAAATTTCCGATTTATCTACTTTTTGCAAAAAAACTTTACATCTGTAACATTTAGTCGTTATAGTATTTAGTAACCTTAAAGGAGGTTAAGAATATGGCAAATCGCCAAGAAGAACTGTTGCCTATTCTCAAAGCTCTCAGGGAGTACATATCCAAAGAGTATGCGGTGAATTATCCTCCGCATGTTCGTGGCGAAGATGCTTCCAATAAGGAACTTCCTGCCGACTGGCAGGGTAAGCTCGACCCCATCACGGGTGGAGAGACTACGGGTAGAGATACCTTTGGTTCTGCGGGCCAGAATTCGACAAAAGCTGGCTCACAGTCTGAAGATGCCTATATTCATAAGTCTGACTTGGAACAGATTCTTAAGGATTTTGTTTCCAAGCACTACGTGGAGGGTATGGACGTACAGCAGAGTGGCGCACGTGGCGACAATGCTGGATTTTCCTACCCAGGTGAAGGGCAAAGGGTTCCTGAGGGTCTAGAGAAGAACGAGCACGAGGAAGAATTTAACTCTAATGGGAACGGAAATGGCTTCCCAGAAGAGGGAAACGGCCTTCCTCCTATGGAAGAATCCATGGAAGAGGACGAGTTGCTGGACGAGAATGGTGATCCAGTAGAGGAAGAAGAAGAGATGGAAGGGGTTGCTGCGGGTCATATGTCTTACAGCAGGGACCAAGCAGTCTCAAGTCTCCTCAAGGACATCAAGAGTCTCCTCGTTCAGAAGCAGACCGAGAGGGCTGAATACAGCAGTCTCAAGGGTGAGTTGGACACCATCAAGAAGTCCATGCCCAATCAGATTAAACAGGGCGTCACTGCTGGGATGAAGAGATTCAACGTATCTCCCAGTAGGGGCGATCAGGCCGTAAGGTCACCAGCCGGTCTTGACGTAACTCCTCCTCCATCTGATCTTATGCCCGATCAGAGAATTGGTGTTGAGGGTGAGTCTTTTGCTAAGACGGATCCTGAAGCCAACTGGGCAGCGCAGGAACAGTTTACCGACGCCGTTGAGCAGATTTTGGGCGGCAATGATCCTGATGATATTCGAGGCACCTTCAAGAAGGTTAATTCGATGAGGAATCAGGCCGGTGAGCTTACTCCGCAAACCCTGTACTACTATCCTAGGAACGGGGGTGCTCAGTAATGACAAACCAGAATGATCTTTCCATAGCTCAATATATTGGCGCTGCTGAGAGGAATCTTCGCAGTAGTTTGATGCCGCCCGGATACTTTGCCAAGCAGACGTATCTACAGGTATCAGACGTGTTCACAGCGACGTACGGGCGCAAGGTCTGGGACGCACTGAACAACCAGACCCGGTTCTGGAACATACTGCGAAAAGTGCAGTGGGGTCCCACAACTGGTTGGCGTGTTCGTTCCGATAGAGGATCGAATCGCTCTCGACCAGTGACAGAGACTGGAGCACTTCCTACTGTCGATGTTTCTGCCTATGAGGCAGTTGACTCGGCGCCAAGGATAATGGCTACAGACTTTGGTGTCTCACTCAAGTCCCAGATTATGTCTGGGCTAGAGGGTGGCATGGGCGATAACCTCGCAGTTGAGCAGGAAGCTGCTGCGAGGGACCACATCAAGGAGCTTAACTCGGAGCTTCTTCTTCGCTCAAACGGTATTGTCACCATAGGTGGCGCTTCTGCTACAGGAGCAGTTATCGGGGCAGGCAATACTTTCCGAATTGGTGACACTATCAGTGACACGGGACTAAGCGATGCTTCCAAGGTAATTTCGGGCATCTCTGGTAACGTTCTTACGTACACTGGTGGCGGTAACCTTACAGACGGTGCTATCGCTTATGCGAAGGCCCGTGCTGGTCTGACCTCGCTCGATGACATTGTTGAGGAGGACGCTCGTACTATTGCGGGTGTTACCCTTGGCTCCGGCATCGGTGCGGATGTCTATAACCAAACCGCTAGGACGGCGGGTGCGTGGAATGCTGCTGCTGTTGTTCTTGACAATAACGGCACTGGCAGGAACCTTACTCTGTCTCTCCTAGATCAGGCCATTAGGGAGGTTCGTATCAATGGTGCGGATCCCGACGTAATCCTTATGGGTTACGACCAGTTTGACCGACTGTCCAGCCTCTTGCAGGCACAACAGCGGTACATGGACTGGGGAGAGTTTGTGGTCAAGGTTGGGGACGAGAGTACCCTCCCGGGTTCGCATGCTGGATTCCAGGTTTCGACCTACAGGGGAATTCCAGTAATTGTGGATCCTGACATCCAGACTTCCTATACGGCTGCGGATGCAGAACTTGGCTCTAACGTGTACGTCCTGGATACGAGATACTTGGAACTTGCCATTGCGGCACCGACCCAGTACATCGATAACCGAGACTTCTTCCAGGCGAATGCTTTTGTCCTTCGTGGACTCTTCTACACCATCGGTGAGTTGAGAGCGCTTCGTATGGATACACACTCCAAGATCACAGATCTGAACGCCTAGGGTCGTTCGGTGAGAATAGATGGGTAGGGGGTTAAAATCCTCTACCCATTTAACAATTAAATAGTTTTCTTGTCGCAAGTATCCGGGGGAAACCTCGGAGAGGTTGGTAATGGTGGAAGCGGCAGGAGAAGGAGTTTTAGATGGCACTTACATTTGCCACAACAATAATTCATGAGTCTGTTTTTGGTAACAAGCGAGTTGTCACTGCGGATGTAGTTGCAACTGGAACGGGCACAGCTACAGGTGATGCCTTCCTTCCAGCCGCTCTGGGTCTCAGGGGCTTCGACATACTTCTTATTGGCAATGCTCAGACTCTTAGCAGCACGGCAACTGCAACTACTGCTGAAGATGTCGGATATCATGTTTCCTACGATTATGCCAATGAAAAACTACTGTATACACAGGCTGACGGAGACGCAGGCGCACACGTTGCATCTACGGCTCAGTTGACCGACACTACAGTACGGGTGATGGCAGTAGGTTACTAGCTTTAACAATTAAATATTGGGTTGTAGTGGTACGAGTCAGCTCGACTGCTTTTAGAAGTTTCTTTCAAAGGGTAGTCGTTTTTTATGACTGCCCTTTTTGAATTTAGCCGACCTCTTTTAGTGGTCCAAGGTGATTGAACGTTACGATGGCCCGTCGAAATTGGAAACAATGTGCATGTGGAGCCAAACTCCGTGTAAAGAGCGGAGAAGGGTTGTGTTTCCCCTGTAAGACTAGAGAAAGGAAGGATTCTAAAAAATGAATTTAAGTAATTTTCTGGGCAAAATACGCCCACAAATCTTCCTTGCTTTATGTTTATTGGGAGCAATTGCCATTATCGGTATGCAAAATGGGCTGAATGAAGTCACAGTAGGCTGTATTGCAGGCATAATTGCGTTGAGCAAGGATGTTCTTCAATCTGATTCGGGTTCCGGTGATGAGTCGTAGTACATGGTTGAGGAGGTAAACACTCAGACAGTAGAGGAACAGCTACTAGAAGCACAGTCAAAAATTGTAGAACTTGAGGCAAAAACCAAAACTACACTTACAGGTTCCCAATTTTTAACAATTGTATTAATAGGACCGCTTTTCCTCGCATTTGTGACCTTAGGTGTGCTAATTGTATGGAAAACAACCTCAAAACCTGCGGAAATCGCACCGCACCTTGATATTATTCTCGTAGCGTTCGCAATCTTCGCTAATCCAGTCACGGCTGCTTCAGCGGCAATAGTGGGCATTATGCAGGATGATATGAAATCGAAGAATAAGGAAGATTCCTAATGTCGAATGATGACAACAATAAAAAATCTTTTATGCCAAAAAAGGTTTCCCTGAAAATTCCCTCACTTAATATTAAGCTAGGTAGACTTGGTTCCTTTAAATTTCCCCAGTTCTGGAACTTTAAGATTCCTCTGCCTGGAGGGATTTATATGGGTGGGGGAAAACTAATTGTAGGTTCTATGGCAACTGTTGCTATTGGCTTCCTCGCTTCATTGT